TACATGTGGTTGCAAAAAGGCGGAACGTCAAAGAGCGGCCAATACCGCCAATTCTTGGACGCTGTGGAGATGGCGGAAGCAGTTCGAGAACTCAACCTCACAAAAGACATCAAACTCGCGGCGGCAACCGACTGGAGAGCAGCTGCATTCATGCTGGAAGCAACCAGCCGTAGCCGTTACGGTAAACACCAGCAAATCGAAGCCACGGGGAAAGACGGAGCACCGCTGCCGACCACAGTCGCCCCTCCGGTTGTCAACGTCTTCATGCAGCAGCAACAGGCCACCGATGAAAGCGGCGAGCCGAGTTCACCGTGGATACATAAAACCGATCAAGATGAGTAAAACGGAGCAAGAAACAGAATTTCATCGCCGACTAGATAAACTGATAAACGGGTTCACAGCGGAGTTCGATGTAACGTATTCGACGTTGATCGGAACGCTTCAAATCAAGGTCATGGAGCTTTACGACGACGCCAAGGATCAAGACTCAGACGACTAGAACGATGAGCGTGGCAGCAGCCGGAGTCCCAGTTCTCGACCTTCACCTCAACGCCAAGCAGAGCCTCGCGATCCAGTCACCAGCCGCCGAGACACTATACGGAGGCGCGGCGGGAGGCGGTAAGAGCTATTTGATCCGAGCGGCTGCAATCATGTGGTGCCTAGAGGTGCCAGGACTCCAGTGTTATCTTTTCCGCCGAACGTGGCCGGAAATCGAACTGAACCACTTGCAGGGATCAGGGAACTTTCACCAGATGCTGGCACCGCTAATCGAGAGCGGACACGCCAAGGTCGTGGGAAAAGAAGTGCGGTTCTACAACGGAAGCCGGATCAACCTAAGACACCTTCAAAACTACAAAGACCTCACAATTTACCAAGGCGCGGAGATCCACGTGCTGTTGCTGGATGAGGCAACTCACTTCACCGACGAAGAGTATCGCTACCTCCGAGGCCGGATGCGACTCGGAACCCTCCAGATACCGGCTCACGTAAAAACCAGCTTCCCTCGCGCTATTCTAGGAACGAACCCAGGCGGAGTAGGTCACCACTGGGCAAAGCAGGGATTCGTAGATCACGGTGAGTTCGTGGTGCACAAATCGGCCAAGGAGGATGGCGGAATGCTCCGGACGTTCGTCCCAGCCAAGCTCCACGACAACCCAGCGATGACCGAAAACGATCCCGACTACGAGGATCGACTGGAAGGCCTCGGCGACCCCGAGCTAATCAGAGCGTTGCGCGACGGTGACTGGGAAGTGGTGGCTGGATCGATGTATGGATCATCATGGCGCAGAAAGCGGCACGTTATCAGCCCCTTCGATATTCCTGTTGACTGGGACATCTGGGCTGGGATGGATGACGGTTTCGCGGCACAGGCCAGTTGCATGTGGTTGACTCAAGACCCAAAGATCAAGACGTATTATTGTATCGAGGAACTCTATCGAAAAAAGATGTTCCCGACCGATTTCGTGGAGCGAGTCAAAGCCAAACACCAGCGCATAGGACGCGCCGACGGCGAAGGCGACCCGATGATTAATCGCGATCCTTTCAAGGGACTCATGGACAGCGGAGCTTTCGCCAACAACGGACAAGCAGAAACGCCCCGAGGAACGCAGATGAAGAAACTGGGACTCGACATCAGGCCAGTTGAGAAGTGGCCAGGAAGCCGAGTGCACCGGACGCAAAACCTTCATCGCCTCTTGGCACCGAACCCCCTCGATCCATTAGGAAGGCCAGGCATCCAGTTCTTCGACTGCTGCGAAAATATCATCCGGACTCTCCCCGCTTTAGGGAGAGATAAGCGTGACCCAGAGAAAGTCGACACCGACCACGAAGACCACGCTTATGACGGCCTGACATACGGCCTCCAGTGGAAAACGACGAAAGCCGGAACATTCAAAGTCACCGGAACCTAGTGCCGCGCCAATTGGCGGCAGATAAAAAAACTTCACATTTTATCACAAAATACCTCGACGGGGGAACGGAAACGACGCATAGTGGCCTCGCAAACCAAACGAACCACCATGAACAACCAAGACTTAATCAGCTTCATTTTAGAAGCAATTCAGGAGAAAGCCGACGACGAGGGAGTCGAAATAGAAGTATCAACCTTCAGCGATGAAGGGGTTCTTAGCGGAAACTTAGGAATAGTTTTAAGAACTGAGTCAGACGACAATCGTCAGTTGGAGCTATTAGGATCAAGTTAAACAAACCACCACAATGGACATACTCTGCATAGCAATTACAATTCTCATATTCGAAGTCATCGCTGTTCTAATCTGGAAAGGGAAGATTGAATGTTAACGCCACTGGAAACCAGATTCTTGGCCACAGTAAGCACACCGGAACTCGCACTGGAGATGCGCCGCCGCCTGAGAAACGAGGTGCCACAAGCCGCGACCATCATCGAGAACCTTGCAAAGGAGCTTGGCGTAAAGGTTGAGGCCATCACCAGCAGGTCAGACAAGAATGCGGCATACATCGCAGCAAGCCGACTGAGAGACGCCGGATTGACGATTGAGGCAGTCGGAGTCGCCCTCAACTACAAGGATCACAGCGGAGCACACGCCGCCATCATCAAGGGCGATGAGATCGTCATGAACACCACCACCTAACCAATCATGAAAATGGAACCCGAGCAAGAAATCATCATCGACCAGACCATCAAGTTGATGGAAATCACACAGCACGAAATCGAGGTGCTGGAATCCGAGCAGAAAGCAGCCCGAGAGCGACAGTACAGGAGACGCCTGCAGATGGCAGCATTGATCTGGGGCGTAGCTCCAGGCAAAGAGGTCAGAGCGGCCAACGGCAGCACGGTATTGATTAGAGAGGTGCAGCCGAACCGAGAACTGACTGGAAAACCTTTACTGGTCGTATCTTACCGAGCGACACCGGAGCACGAATGGCAGACCCGATTGGTCAAGATCTTCGACAGCTGGAGCAATCCGAACTATTTCACACCGGATCACGCCGACGACGAATAATAATGATCCGGCGCGGTGGGACGCAAAACCACGGGCATCACTTCGATGTGTTGATTCCAGCCCAGCCGAAGCCGCGCCGATCACCTTAAAAAGCAAACCAAAAACCAACTATGAGCGAAACACAAAAACAATTCTTCGAACTACTTGAAAACTACCCGAGCCTCAAGGGCTTCTGGAGCACCGATGAAAATGGCAAACCAGGGTGCGACGTTGATCGGATTAAGAGTGCCAAGGGACTAAGTCAAGGAGAGAGGCCAGTCCTCAAGGCATTAACCTGCATCTGGATGGGGGGAACCACCGACACGGAATTATTCATCGACATCACGGACATAGCCGCGCTTTCCTCAGACTGGAGAGAGCCGCTAGTCAATTGGATGCAATACCCCTTCTGGCCATGAGCAAAGCAATCATCAGAGTGTGCGCAAGTTGCGAGTGGATATTCCGGCTTTCTTCGCCGGACGCACAAGAGCCATGCCCGAAGTGCGAATTTGGTCATTACTCGGCGGTTTACGTTTACGGTCGCCGCGCCTATTGGCTTGAGCGGACGCAAGCCCCGTGGAAAGCTAAGAAGATGTTCACCGCCGAGCAAAAACTCGACAAAGAGATCGAGGCCAACAACAAGCAATTTCACAAGCGACAAGCGGCCAAGGGGCTGCGGAGCTACCGGAAACCCCGCTGCCGGAAAAAAGCGCGTAAAAAATCATGAGTATAAAATCAAATCCCCACCAACTGTCAGATCCCACCGAAATCCCAAGTAGTGGACGTGTGGGATTGTCGTCCGATTCCTTGTTCACACTTGAGCTAGAACAAGAAATTCTAATAGCCGCAAGAACGATGGGAAATCAAGCATCCCTTGGAAACCTAGTGCCGTGCATAATGGTCAACTGCTTAAGGCAACTCGACCACGACCAACTTCGCCAGATGGCGCGGGACATAGCCGCAAGATGCGGATTAGAGGTTATAGACCCTAATGAGAAGCCCTTAAACCCCAGTTAGTGAACTATGAAGACACCAAACAACGAAGCCGGACGGCTCACCGAAGAACACATGGGCGAATGGAGCCGCCGGAACCCACAAGCCACGACCCATGAATACAACCGGATGTATGAAAAGATTTACGATGCCTTTAAACTGGAAACAGCCCGACAGGCTCTCACCGGAGGTCAAGCGGCACCGAGCACCGAAGCCAAGCGGCTGGATATTGGCCAGGTGATCGCCGCGAAGGAAAAGGAGAACGCATACGTCGAAGAGATGCAGGAGGCAGCTATGCAGAATCAAAAAGACGCTGAATACGCAGCCATGCGCCGCCGAGAAAAGACCAACGCCCTCAGGCCTCGCCGACAGGCCACGGAGGCCAGAGCCAAAAAAGCTCGACAGAAAAAGAAACAGGCGCGTAAATCACGGCAGCGGAACCGATAACCGGAGCCATCAAACCAAAGCAAACCACCATGAAAAAACCAGAAATATCCCTAGGGAATACAGCAAAA